GTCGGTTATAAAAAGATCGGATAGTGGTCATTCGGCTGAGGCATATGATATTGATGAGCTTAAAAATAACTGGAATCATTGGGTGAGGACAGGAGAGATACTGTTTACGCCGGGAAATGGGAGATGGTAATATAATTAATAATTGGTATATAATTACCTTTTGGGAATAGTAATTTAAGGAGGATATTTATGGCATATTTAGCAGTTAATAGAAACGGAGAGGAGCTTGTGTTTAATGATTGTCCTATCTATGATAGGGTAGAGGACACATGGAAAATACCTATGCTTAGATGGGAACTTGTTTATGATGATCCAGATGATCATAGCGCGGGTGTTCATGAGGATGAGGTAAGGGATGATGATTATGGTGTAACATTACCCAACGGAACAATCGAGAGAATAATAGGTGGTCCATTGACTTTCGCCAATGAGCCAATAGAAATAGTAACAATAAAAAGCCATGAGTAAAGAATATAAAGCGATAAAGAATTATATCCATAATGAGCTTGGACTTACCAAGGAAGATATAATCAATGCAATTAGATCTGATATAAGACAATATGTTGAGAGGTGTATACGTAATACTTACGGGAATGATAATAATTTAGAGCGGTGGATTAAGGTTATGGTGGAGAATGAGCTTCAAAACAGAGATTTTAACATCGTTTCGAGGATGGTAGAAAAGGTATTACGAGATAAGATGTTGGATAATATAGAGATTATTGTAAGAAACAAGGATATAAATGATTGAGGATATGAATGATAAGGATATTTTAGATAAGGCAAGAATGGAGGGCATGAACCAAGGGATATGGCTGGCGGTTCAGGAGCTAGCCCACGCCGGGAGATGGACGCAAGCTGCGGAGGAGCTGGTATCTTCTTGTGGATTGACCGAGGATGAATGTAGGAAGCTGCAAGAAGAAAGCGAATCATTCAATGATGAGATGATTAAGTTTATTGACAATATGTTTGGACGTGAGAATATGATAAGTGAAGGCAGTACTATAAGTGAAAACGATACTATATGTATAAATATTAAGTATCATAAAATAGGGGAAGTCTTTAACTATAAAGTTGGTATGTCTGAAATGACATTAAGAGTAGATAAGTGTGATAGATGTTCGGGATGCGCTTTTGAAAATTATATATATGATTGCGTAAAATCAGGTTGCTTGGGATGCAAAAGGGAAGATGGGGAGAGTGTTAGATATACAATAGTTAATACATAATTTACAAAGCATCATGAATGGAGAAAATATAATACCCAAGATAACGGATAAGCGTGGGATGTCATGGAATCAACCTCATAGGAGGTACATAGAAATCGATGAAGAGTATGCCTTAATGACCAAACAAACCTTTGAGGGTCTTAGGGAATATTCATTGACAATCCCATCAGGGAAATATGAAGGGAAGATGTGGAAGGCTAATAGAGGAGGTACATGGTATCTATATTGGTATGATCATGACGATAATCCGGAGATGATCAAAATAGAACGAAGAGAAATATTGTTACTTAATTAATACAAAATAATATGAGAGATAGAGTGCAAGAGGCTAAGGAAGAAGGCATAAGACAAGGAATATGGTTATGCATACAAAGATTGGTACATATAGAGCAATATGGTATGGCGAAATGTTTTATAGAGTCATTCGGATTTGATAGAAATGAGTGCAATAGACTATTGAGCAAGAATGGTTCGGATGATAAAATGGAATTATTTATTACCCGGATGATACTTGATAAAGATAATAAAATAACTTTGAGTAATATAGGGTATCATAAAATATGCTCTGTATTTAAATGCTATATTGGTTCAAAAGAAATAGAGCTGGAGGTGGTTGAATCTGATGATTATAGTTGCAATGGGTGTATATTTAATAATAGTATCTATCAGTGTATGGATACTTGTTGTATTGATAATGATAGAGAAGACAGTACAGATGTTATATACAAAGAAGTAAAAAGATCGTAAACTACCGATAGGCTAAAGATTTATCGGCTTTAAACCTAAGCAGTGATATGCAAATTGCAAGACCACATACCCGATTTTTCAGGCTGGTTTACGACAGCCCCAAGCAGAGCGATATTCTTTGCGGCATTAATATCCGCATCCATATCGTTTCCGCAATATCCGCACTTGAAAGACTTGTTTCTTCTTGTACCGATATGGTGGCACACAGAGCAAGTCTGCGAAGTATATGCTGGCTCCACGACAACCAAGGGTACACCCGCCATTCTAGCCTTGTATTCCATAAAGGAGCGGAGCTGATGGAAGCTCCACGAATTGAGTTCTTTTCTAAAGCTCTTGTTCCTGCGTTTGGAGGTGGAGCGTATATTGGACAAGTCCTCTATGGCAATACCAAGACCCCTGGCTTTGGCTTCCATAACGATTTGTTTGGAAATGGTGTGGTTGATTATCGTCGCGGTAGTTCTTTCTTTCCCTTTAAGCCGTTTCAAGAGTTTGGCGCAGCCACGTTTGCATTCGTGAATGCGACCTTTCGTGCCTTTGGATTGAATGGAACTACGGATTTTTCGCTGCTTTTCCCTGTAACGATTCAGAGATTCGGAGGAAAAGGTTTTACCATCGGATGTACACACAATATCGGTGATTCCGAAGTCACAACCGATAAACTCCTCGACATCTTCCATATCCTCTTCGGGAACTTCTACCGTCTGAAAAAGGTAAAACTTGCCTTTCTTGAACACAAGGTCAGCTTCCCCTTTGATGTAAGGGAGATAACTGGTGTTGTGGCAGATAAACGGCATCTTCTGCCTTTTGCTTACAGTCCATATAGAGACATGAGTATCGGAATAGGAAAGCACCCTGCTGTCATAGCAGATGCTTCCGTATTCACGGAACACACGCTGACGTTTCCTGTCAAGTTTGTAGGCATCCGCCACCTTGCTTATGCAGCGTACAACTATCTGAGCGGAAAGGTTAAAGGTATTGCGTATGTCATTGTAGCAAAGGTGATGCAGCTTGAACTGATTGAAAGTCCTGTTCCGCCATGCCACATCAGAGATTTGGTTGCATGCGGTATTAGCCTCCTTGAGAGTATCAAGAAGAATCCGATGCTGTTCTTCGGACGGGATAAGTTTTATTTTCAATGTCAGTTTCATGCCGCTAATATACGGGAAAAATCGGATATATTCAAATATTTGAGTGAAAATAGTATTAATTAAAGAGGGAATAGTGGTTCAATTCCTCCCACGAACTAAAGATTTGCGGGTTTCCTTGAACCGATTTTATGAGTTTAATAGATAAATTAGAGGGTTTGGTGGCTAAGGTAGACACCGAATACCAAGAGAAGATGGAGGCAGTGATCCGGGAGATAGTCCCGGGGATGCCGGAAGGGAACGTGCGCCATGCCGCCGAGTGTATGTGTACGGACAGGATGGGGAGCATGATGGATATCGATATTTATATATTAAAGGAAGAGGATAGACCTTACGAATGCCATTATCTAAAGGATCTGCTGGAGGATAGGGTAGCTAGAATAGCCAAAATGCATGAGGATGAAAGTTATACATACAATATGGATGATAATTATTGGTGCGCCACATGTGGATCCCATTCTCATAAAAAGGATTCTGAGACAGGGTATTGCTGGCATTGCGATACGGTTAATTGGGTTAGGGAAGATGGGGCGGATGTTGGAATATAAAAACAAGCAATTATATAACAAGGAGGAATAAACATGGGAAGAGGTGTTAATACAGGTGCCTTGTCTCCGGTCGGCGGTATCGGGGAAATACGAATGCGAGCAAACCTGCGAAAAATAGTGGCGTACAAAGATTTCGCGAAACAGATGGTCATGGCGCAATACGAATGATAGAGGAGATTGGTAATTAAAATATTAAATAACATTAAACATGAAAAAGAGTAGAAGAATTGTAAAGAAAATGAGCAAGAAGAGCCTTATCAACAAGAAGGCTCTTCGGTATATTATCGCAAACAGTAATTTATGTAAACATGCGATAAGAGAATTGGAATTAGCCGGATATGGCAAAGAAGAGGACGGTCCTAACAAATGGATGCGCGAACAGGTAATAGAAGCTGTCGCGCTGTTCTCTTCTCATGGGAACAGCGGGTTCTCGGCACCATTTGAAATCAATCTCGTCAAGAAACTTTGCAGTTTTGATATAATCTCTCCTTTGAGATTTGATGATGGCGAATGGGGAAAAATAGACTTAGACGGGAGTTGCCAGAATAAAAGAAAATCATCGATATTCAAAGAGCCGGACGGGAGTATCCATGATGTTGATGCATTTTCAAAAGTTCCTGTAAAAAAGTTTTTATTCGCCACTCGAACGTGGACGGAGAACATCCATAAGATAGGATGGATAGGAGGGTTGTTTGAGACGGACGAAAACGGAATACTCACTGGAAGATATTTTGGTAGATGTAATGTAAAAGACTATCAGAACGGATATATGCCAAAAGGCAAGAAAGAAATACCATGCAGGGAGATAGAGATATCGCCGGACAATTGGATTATGACAGTTGAATCAAACAATGAGGCTTTGATTGAATTGTCAAAGATTTATGATATAGTCTGGCGACAATGCCCTTGCTTGAAAGGCATAATGGATACCAACGTTACACCGGAACTTGAA